CCCAGCTCTTGAAATATATTTTACTGTGTTTCCAAGTGAGAATCCCAGGTCCCAAGCATCAATAACTTTAATCGCTTCATATAAGTTCTCCGATCCCCCATAGTGAGATGGGTGATTAACTTGTTCGTAGGGTTTTAATAAATCCTCAAGTGTTAAAAATTTCTTTTCAGCCCAAAACGCACCATCAATATAATAAGTATTAAACCCTCCCCAATTAATACTTTCAATACCTCTATCAACATCAGGTATATTAACCTCAGTAGATTTATAATCATCTATATAAATTATACCTCCAGGTTTAACTCTATCCCAGGTATTTTCAACATCCTTAAGTAAACATTCATAAGTATGACACCCATCAATTTCAACAAAGTCAAACATAATATCGTGAGCCTTCATAAAATTAGGTATAGTATCTAAAGAAGATCCTGGAATTAGATTCATAAATATCCCATAAGGTTTAACCGATTCTGAAAGTATTTCAAAATTTTCTACAGTACATTCGTGTTCACAAATATCAAAAATATTAATGGTTACCGGTTCATCGTCAAACTCACCATCTTGTTTCATTCTAGCAATAGTATCACATATTATTAGAGATGAGTGACCCATATTAAAACCAATCTCAATTATACTATGAGGTTTATTTTTTTTTATTAAGTCAATTAATGTTTTTTGTCTTTCAGGAAACCAACTTATGTTTCCTTCTTTACAGTCATTTCTCATTCCTTCTAATAATTCCATATTACTTTTTATTTATATCAAATTTTATTTCTTCTGTTGGCACATTTGTTTTTGAATCCATAACCTTGTCAGCCATTTCATATTCAAAATCATTAGAGTAATCTTTTAGTAATTCTTCAGATGTTAATGTACCGTACTTACCTTCAAAACCATTAACATCAATCTTTACATTAATATTTTTATACATTCTTTCCCAATATTGTGTTCCATTCAATGAGATTGAAATTTCATTAATAATCTTATATGGGTCCGCATTTGATCCTGGTCTTCTATCTTCCAAATAACCTTTCCAATTATCTGCGGTTGTTTTTGGGACTCTGATTGATGCTCCTCTATCCGATACACCCCAACTAAATTTATCAATTGATTGTGTCTCAAAATTTCCGGTTAATCTTAAATTATTATCGGAACCATATGATTCAATATGTTCTTTATGTCTATTTTCAAATGATGTGAATATTGATTTGAAGTATTCTTCCTTGCCATCATTTCTCATTTTGTCGTTTGAAAAGTTAGTATGTAAACCAGATCCGTTCCATTCTCCGTATTTAAGTGGTTTTGGATGTAGATTAACCCCATAATTATATTTTTCGGAAATTTTATATAAAAAGTACCTGGTCATCCACAAATCATCACCCGCCTTTAATTTACCTTTTGAAAATACTTGGTATTCCCATTGACCTAATGCAACCTCAGCGTTGATCCCTGTAATATCAATTCCGTATTTTAAACACATATCCATATGTTCTTCAACAAAATCTCTTCCTGCAACATATTCACCTACACCACAATAATATTTACCTTGTGGTTCCAAGTTGTTTTCATCGTGACCTAAAATACATTTATTTTTTATATCCTGTATAAAATATTCTTGTTCAAACCCAAACCATAAATCTTCTTGTTCTTCAATTAGTTTTGATCTTGTATTAGTTTTGTGTGGAGTACCATCAGAATTCATTACTTCACACAACACGTAAATTGTGTTTGTATGATTGTAAAAATAATGTCTAACAGGTATTAAAATACAATCAGAACTACCTGTCTGAGCTTGTTTTGTTGATGACCCATCAAAGTTCCATTTTGGAAAATTACCTAAAACCAAACAATTTCTAATTTCTTCGTATTCAACAATTTTAATTTTACTTCTCAAATTTGGTTCTGGTGTATACCCATCTAACCAAACATATTCTAATTTACACTTCATTTATTCTCGTTTATATATTTTATTATTTCCTCTTTTGTTTTTCCCTCATTAAATATTTTGTAGACATTATGTGAAAATTCATCTGTACTGATAACCGCATCAGCATCCAAATAGGTCATAATATTGTCAACGTTTAACAATATTCCTTCTTTTCTTAAAAATCTTTTATTAAAACCCATTTGTTAAAAAATAAGAATAATTTATATTAAATTCAATTATTTTAAAAATATTTTTTTAGATTGTTTTTGTCTGTGGAATTTAATGGCAAATCTGTGTACTTCTTCTTGTATTTTACCAAAAAGTGTAAAGTTCTTATAATCCTTTATGTTAAATTCCGTACCGTCTATCTTATGAATAACTGAAGACTTATGGTTAGAGTCCTTAGATATTGAAATTAAATCTATCTTATCAGTTAAATTAAGTTTTTCAAACACTCTTTTTGCAACACCTAATTGTCCTTTACCCCCATCAATTAAAATAAGATCAGGTAGTTTTTGTTTTTCATCAATAAGTCTTTTTAGTCTTCTTTGTAAGATCTCATCAAAAGATGCGTAGTCATCAATACCAACAAAACTTTTAATATTGTATTTACGATACTCAGATTTTAATGGAACACCATCATCAAACCTAACCGAAGCCGCAACATTAGAATCTCCTTGGTTATGTGAATTATCAAAAGCCTCAATAACCTGCGGTATATTTTTCAGATTTAAAATATCCTTTATTTCAAAGATATTTTTTTTGCGTTTCTGAATTCTTATTACCTCTAACTTATTATCAATTGTTTCCAATACTGTAAGTTTCGATAATATAGTCTGAGCTTTTTCATATTCCGTATTATTTGAATAATGTTTCATTAATTTTTTTATCTTTGACTTTAATCCATCCAAATCAAGAGAAAGAACTTTTTTAACGTCACGAACTATTTCATTATAGTAAAACTTTTTAATACCATTTACGCAAGGGGCATTACATCTACCAAGATGAAATTCTAAACAATTTTTAAATTTTTCTTTTAGAATATTTTCTTCTGTAAGATCGTAAGAACAACTACGAAGTTCAAAGATATCATGAATAAGATCATATACTTCACGACACAACATTCCTGAAGTAAAATCAAGACTTACTCTATCGTCTTGTTTATCTCTTACTATTTCAAGTTTAGGAAATTCTTCGTCCGTAAAACATAAGGACCATTTTCTAGTCTTATCATCTTTACCCTTGATATTAAACTTTGGTTTGTATAGTTTAATTAATTCTTCTTCAAGGATTATTGCCTCTTGTTCTGATGAGGTAATTTTAAACTCAACATCGTGAATGTTCTCAACGAGGGTTTTTGTTTTACCAGTTTGATTTTTTTGGAAATAAGAGGAGACTCTTTTTGGTAAGAACTTTGACATACCAACATAAATTATTTGCCCTTTGTTGTTTTTAAACAAATAGCAACCTGAATTTTTTGGTATGTCCTTAAGTCTTTCTAAAATCATATCACAAAGATACAATTTTTTTTAGATACTATCAAATAATTTTTCGGGATCTGTGTACATAGTTCCACATTGGATACAAACTAAAATGTCCAAAGGTTTTACTTTATTTCCATCAATTCTTCTTACACTTTGGATTTTTATTTTATTGTTTTCTCTACAAGAAGGACAATTCATTAGATCAATCTTTAATACTTCTTCTTGCTCGTTTTCTTGAGTCTCTTGGTTTAATTCTTCATTTTGATTTTCAGGGGTAATGTTTTCTTCCATTTTTTAATTTTTAAAGGTGTTATTTATTTCCACAAGTTCTTTACGTTTTAAAGTAATCTTATATTCTAAATCAACAATATAAGGTAAGGATATCATATCATCATAATCACACTTACTCATTTGTGTTTTGAAATTTTTTATCAGTTTTTCACAAGTAGTTATTTGATCCCAAGTATTACAGGACTTAATAACCTTTTCTATCCATTTTTTTGTTTTACTAAAATCTGTCATTTATTAATAATTTATAAATACACAATTCTCTAATTCATAAAGGTGATTTCTTCCTCTTGTCGATCTTACATATAAATTTACTATATGTCCATATATTTCAAACTTTTTACGTTCTTCACCTTCTTTAACTGGTTTTAATGATTCCTTAAAATTGGTATGAATTCCCATTATTGTTTCAACATTTTTAACTTTGTCTGTCCAGTTGGATAACCCATACTTACCGTTATATCTAAACTCTTTACCTATGAGTGATGACAAATCAAAACAATAGTTATCATCCTTGTTATCGGATATTAATGGATTTTTTTTACCTGTTAATTCCTCATAGTACGGATTTAACTCACCGGTATATGGATCATGTGTAGGTATTTCTGTTTTCATTATTTATAAAGATTATATAAACTATTTGCAATTAACTTTAATTCTCTTTCAAGTTGTGCAATTTTTTTTCTATCTTCTTCTAAAGTGGTTTCAGTACTAGCTGCTCTTATTTCAGAAACCTCATTTAATATAAGTCTATGGGTATTCATTAATTTACCCTGTAATATTTTTTTATCTTCACTCATGTTTTTTATTTATTTTTTATCATTTAACTATTGCCAGTGTGAGTTGATTTATTAAAGTTTGTAACTCACCAAATTCGTGGAATCTTACTGATGGATCCGTATTAAAAAACTCAACATACCAATTCCCTTCTTTTATTTCCTCGTTAGTTGGTGTAATGAATGTCAACCCATCAACAATGTCCAACACGTAGTAATAAGAGTCATCTTCATCGTGCTCTTCTATTAGTTCACTTTTAAATCCTAAAAGGATTAGTTCTTTTTCTGTCATATTATTTATTTTTTAATGTGTTCCATTTGTTAAACTTACCCCATGTTTAAAACCGTGAATAAAATCGGTTATATCCTCATCAGTCATATCTTTAAATGTCAATCCAACAACAACACCAATTTCATTACCAAGATCCAAAATATCACCTGTATAGTTCATTCTGTTAACGGTTTCTTTTAATGAGTTTGCAATGTAATTAAGTTTTGTGTTATCAAATTCCCTACTCATATTATTTAGTTTCAATAATTGTGTATGTTCCTTCAATTACTCCCCAAGAAGATTCTTCGTGAAATTTATAAATCTGACAAGAATCTTGTGGTGACATTTCTCTTGTCAAATACCAAACTTGGGTTTCCTTCCAAGTAACATTAATTAATTTTTGTCCTTTTGGTAATGTAATTGTTCCGTCTCCGCCCCAACTTTTTACTCTACTGTTTTCTGTACAAGATGTTACCATAACACCCAACATAATTGCCAATAATACTTTCTTCATTTTACTATTTTTTATTTAAATCTATTATCTTTTAAAACATAAGGTGGATTAATTCTTACCTCAGATCCGTCACTATTAAAGTAATATGCGGTATCACCATCAAAACTAATTGTATCTGTATACCAAATAGCCGGATGAGGACCTTTATTGGTAATAACACTACCTTTTATTTTATACCTATAATCGTTTCTTCCACAGGAAACTACGAGTAATACTATAAGAACACTAATTAACTTTTTCATCTTTCATTATTTTATCTGTAAACATATTATTTTCAGGATCATGTTTCCCTAAGTTATATGTTGTAAATGTACCATTTTCAAAGTATATTCTCAACATTAGATAACCTAATTCAGAAACATAAATTTTATCAACAGTACCTAATCCTTTAAGGGTTTCTATTAGAACCGGATCTTTCATATTATTCAACAATTATTTTTACTTTTTTGGTTGGTGCAAATGATACTCCCCAATCTTTTTTTACTTCTTCTTTACTTTCTTCTTCATCTATTTGACAAAACCATTGATTTTGTTCGATTATTACCATTTCTTGATCTGTTATGTCAAGTTGTTCAGGTAAAGCGACAATTTTAAATGCCTTTGTTAGTGATAATTTTGAATCAATAATTAAGTTCAGGACTTGTTCGTTTTCACATTTAACCACACTTGGGAATTCTCCTCCTACGGTAACAACCGCATTGTCCCCTACTTTTATTGGATCAGCAGAAACTAAATAAGTTTTTTGATCTATGTTGAATAATCTTACTGTTTTTTTCATTTATTTTTTATTATATACGTATTTATGGTTGTAGTTTCCGCATTGATCGCAAGATGTTCCTTCATCGGATTCTTCAACATTATATTCATATTCATCAGACAAATTAACAATAATTTCGGCAATCACAGTCCAATCATTCATCCCCATTCCACCTTTTAATTCGTGTAGTCTTGAGATTAACTCATCTTGTATGTCCTCAACTACCTTTGGATCTCTATTGTCGTATTCGTGTATGAACAAAGACTCTCCATCAATTTCTACATCAGGACCAAAACAATTTTCCTTTAAAATAATTTCTTTCATTTTTTAAAGTTTAATAAAATACCAACTTCTTGGTTTTTTGTTTCCGTTATCGGTCCCCATTCGCCTTTATAGGTAATACCTCTTACTGGTTTATTATCAATCCAAACATATTCTTCATCCTCTAAACATCTTGGTTTATCTGTAATCAAGTCATGAAACTTGAATCCGTGTCTCCATAACCAAGCAAGAGTGGTCCCTTTATCTTTATACTCTCTAGCGGTAAAAAAAACAATTTTGTTTCCTTCATCGTAAAGTTTATTTATCTCTTCCTTGGATCCTTCGTATGGTTTTGCAATTGAGTATAGATCACTATCCTCGTTTTTTATGTCATCACATACCGTTCCGTCAATATCAATCAAATAAACTCTTTTTTTCATAAACTTAAATTATTCATAAAACTCATATCTAAAATATAATCTTTTAAATTTTTTACTAAAGATTCTGCATCACTTTTTTCATACATACCAGGGTATCTTTCAGCAAGTTTGTTTGTTTCCTCCATATCACGACAACTATTTAATATATCCTGCAACATAGATTTTAACATATGTTCCTTACTATAATTGTCCTCAATGTTTTTTTCAAACACCTTACCTTCAAGTTCTTGAGTATATTCTATTAACTCATCAACAGGAGTTAGATCCATTAGATGTTCATTATTTTTGAATATTTGTCTTATATTTTTCATTTAAAAAATTTTATAGTTCCCAAATACTTTTTTTTTATTAGGGAATTTATAATAAAACCATAACATTACTTTTAATATCTGTCTTTTCACTTCCAAAGTAGTTGTATTATTAATATCATAAATGATAAAAATAAACAAACGTATGTTTTTGTTGTTAGAGGTTCACTAAATACCGCCCAACTTAACCACGTAAATACCATTGCCCCTATACTAAAACCTATTAATCTGGAGGGCCACATTTCACCACCAAACGCAGAAATCATATTTTTTACTGAAAACATAAATAACATAGATATTGGTATACCTGTTAATACTGTCAACCAATAGTGATCTTTAATCCAATCAAATTTTAGTTGTCCTTGTAGTTGAAAAAATGTTAGTATCTGAGCCAAACCCCCAAAAACAATACCGATTAAAAGATTATTTATATTTACCATATTTTAATTACCTCAATTATTCTTTTAAAAAAAGTTTTTAATTTATTATTTTTTTTTATTTCTTTTTTTGAAAATCTTCCATGATTACCCATACTATCGTAATCAGCACAATCCATATACGCCATTGGTGACGGCATATCGCTATATTCGCACTACAAATCTTCTTTATTTATTTTTTTATTTTTCATCCTAAGTAGTTTAAAATCTTTTCTTTAACTCCTGATTGTTTAATACCTTCATTTGATTTTGGTGTTAATACAAAATTATCAATTGCCCATTCATCCTTCCAAGGCTCCCCAATCTTACCCATATTTAAATCATCTATAGAAACCCAGTGAGTTATTTCAGGGTGATCGTGAAGATATTGTTTAATTTCAATAGTTCGTAATTGTTCTGACTCCCATCGTGGTGACCACATAAATAAATTACCATGAACCGTACAATGTTGTATGTTAGGTGTCAAAGCAATTGGTCGTTTGATAATA